CGCAACTGAAAAATAAACGCAATATGGAAACGTGGCTCCCTGTGGCGCGACGTTGTGATAGAACCGGCCTGAGACATCGTTATAAAAGCCGCTGCCTGTTGTATCGGAAAAATGGTTATATATGGCTTCGAAAAGTGAATTCATAATTTATTCAATCCGTCCTGATACATCTTTTTAGCTTTTGCCTTGTTCTTTTTTGCTGCTGGCCTCATAAATGGTTTTGCTTCATCCTTATATGTTCCCATTTCAAAAAAAGAGGCATGATAAGGTTCGTGCCAATTCTTAGGCCCCTGGCACCAGACCAGATAACCGCCATTTTTAAACTTACTTTTATCAACGTAAAATTGATCTAACAGCCCCTTTTCAGTCGTGGTTTTTGCTTTACGCTTTAAAATCTTTTTGGCATCAGCCTCGATATTTTCAGCAATTTCTTTACTGACATTATCCACAAGCACTCTGGTATCTTTTAGAATCTGATCGCCGTTCCATTCTATTTCAAAAGTCATCAGATATCCTCCAAACAAAGCAGGTCAAAAGACCGGTTCCGCTCTTCATAATTGAGAATTGAAATAATATTAAAAGTCCTGGACCCGAAAACAATTCGATTTTTTGAAGTGATACCGGATTGATACCGAATTCTTATTTTATGGGTTATTTGCTGTTCAAGTTTCATGGCATCCAAATTTTCTTTTGCACTTAATGGCCAGATTGCGGCGGGAACTGAGCCCATGTTTTCCACATTGGCCCAGGAAAGCGTAAAACCCCCCATACCATCAGAAACAGAAGTTTCGGTTTGTATTGCTATTCTATGTCTGAGGTTTCCCGCTCTCAAAATACACCACCCCATAATTTATAAGGAAAAAGCAAAGCCTCCCAAGTTTTCAAAGTGCGCCCGCCCATTCCAAAATATTCAGTTTCCCGATACTCAAACATATCCGAAATGGTTAATTTAATGGCGTGTCTGATCGCTTCGGGAACTGCCTGGCCTGCACAAGTCCAAACTCCTTCGGTTGCCCCTGCGCCGTCCGCAACTGTTCCCGCAATAGTCAAGGGCCATGTTGGAGCTGTGGCGCTCGATGTTAATTCAGTGGTACATTTATAAACCAAACCATTTTCAATGGTCGGCATGACAAGATCATCCTCAGAATATGCATTTTCTAAAACCCATGTGTCTCCGAGAAAAAACCCGCACACAAACTCGATTTTAATGGGGTTATTCGGGTAAAGAGTAGCAGTGGGCCAAGACTCTTGATATCCGAGTTTAACGGCCCCAGGTTCGCTCTGTGTGTCAACAATATAATCGTCACTGGAAAAAGTTGATTCATCCCCATCAGAATCAGTATATTTTATACTTGTAACAGATTGAAGCCGACCAAAGGGCAATTCAAAAGAATCTCCGGCAGGCCATCCGTCAAGGTATAATTTCCATGTTTGAGAAACTAAGCGCCTATGCAAAAACTGTTCAGCTTTTCCGGTTGCGGCACGGATTAATGACCGGATAAAAACATCATGCGTGGTTTCAGATCCGATTTCACATTGTTTTTTGGCTTCATCCAATGTGATTGGATATTGTGCCGGTGCTGTTACGAGTTCGGTTTTCATGCTTTACCCTTTATACCGGTGTTCATACCAATCAAGCGTTAAATGCATAAATTAGGCTCAGATCATCTTCCCACGTTCCATCATGATAAATAAACTTTTCTCCGGTATCGATATTGTGGAAAGTTGAACCTTCCGGCGGACTGTCTGGTTTTGCATCAGAAGACACCCCATTAAATCTTTGTATATTGGTTTCAAGCTTAACAGTCATAATACCCCCTTATACTGCCGCTGATATATAAGCACCCGGAGACATTGGATAATAATAAACATGGCCTGTGGCTGAAATAGTTGCGGCCTGAGTTGCGTCATCGCCCAACATACCAATGGTTCCAACTGTATTGGCCCCGGCTGCGGTTTCACCACCAAGAATAATCATATTACCGGCAAGACCGGACATATTAACGTCTGTCACTGCCTGGCCATCTGTCAATGATGCTGCTGATCCTACGGCACCGATTACTGTAATACGTTGATGCGCCTTTAAACTTGCAATGCTGGTACATTTTACACATAAGGCATTGACTGCTATTACAGGCGTGGTAAATGTTGCATTTAGGACAACCTGAGTTGCATTTGCATCGGCAGCGGCTGTCAGTTCAATGAAAAGTTGAGTTATACCCACCCTTCCAACAACATTAAAAATTTCGGTCTGAGCCGTGTCTGTGAAGTTTGCAGCTACCAGAACGGCATCTGTTGTTTTAACGTGCATACCTACGATCAGATCTGCTATTCGTCCCATTGTAGATGGTGCGTAATGTCTTGTGCCCATTTGTCAGGCCCTCCTATTTTAAGTATTATTTTTTTACTGCCTTCTCTCTTTTCTTGGCAGATTTTGATGTGGCAGTTTCTTTTTTCGGTTTTGGTTTCGGCTTCATTTCAGGTTTCTTTTCTGGCAATGGCCCATCAAAAAGCGCCATAAATCCTTTGTCTGGGGCGGCATAGCCTCCTTGCATCAATGCAAACGCTCTATCATCAGATACATTTGCAATAATACGATCAGGGGAAAAGCCTAAAACTTTTTGACCCTCTTTTGTTAATCGTACTTGCATAATAAAATCCTTTAGGGCAGGTTTTTAAGCTGCCCAATTAAAGATTAATCTGTGATAGCTGCCACATTCACATCAGATTGATATCGTGGTTCACCGAGGTACAAAACATCAACAATGCTTGCGCCCGCACCTGACATTCTGATTTGGAAACAATCGAATCCTGCACTGAATTTTGCAGGGTCCCATTCCATAATCCATAACTGGTTTTTAGTCGCACCTGTGTCAATCGTGAAGGTAACAGCATCAGTGGCCCTGGTAAGCAGGTCAGCAGTGGCTGTGTCGATATTATACCAAATCGGGCAGGTTTCAGCTATTGCAGTGGTTCCGGTCCCGGCTACGTCCGTGCTTTCGTTCCATGTTACAACCAAATCAACATCGTCAACATAAGTCATGCTAAGAACAGCCCACACCTTTTTAAAATTCTTGCATGAAATAATATCGGACGTATTCAGCAAGGCACTCCCGACTGCTGGTTCATGGCCCTGGATGATCTTAAAGGCTTCGGGTAAAGTTAAGTTACTCATTTTTATATTCTCCTTACTTTAAAAAATTATGCTCTTACTGCAATATTTACAAATGGACTGACAGTGCTTGACGTTCCCTTAAATGGAGTGATAGGCGCTGTCAATCGTGGTTGTCCGTCAAAGGAATAAACAAAGCGATAAGTAGTCTGGTCATAATCAAATTTAAAATGAATTGAAGATGCTTCGTTTATATTTCCGTAATCAACACAAAGATATTGTGAAAAATCACATAGCCATAAATCGCCAGCGGTTCCAAGGGATTCGGCCTGTTCAATGAATACAACCGGGATGCCTTCCATTGATCCATTTGTCCCGCCAACACCAGGAGGTAGAAACATTCTTGCAAGTTCGCCGGCTGTTCCTATTGCGTATGTCATTTCACGCAATGTTTTGTAAATATTCCGGTTTCCAAGCCAAACAACACTGCCAGAACCGCCTCTTTGATAAAACCTCATTACCATATTGAGGATATTTTCAGAAAGGATTGTTTCGGCTGCCTGTCCGCTTTCTTTTGCAACACTTATTTTAGCATCACAATTTTTTATACCAAGTGCCTGGCCTGCGCCGGTCCCTTCCATTACCAGATCCTGAGTTTTGAAAGCAAATTCTTCAGTAAAAAGCTGATTCATTTCCTGGCCCAAGAAAGTAGCATTCATCAAAATTTTATTTGATGCGTAATACATCCCGGTCAATTTTTCAGGAGCAAGTTTGATTTTGTTGAATTTTGTTGAGCTGGAAGTGATTTGTCCGAGTTCAGAATCAGTGTAGACACGAACGCCGCCGCCTCTTGATCCATCTGCCCGGTTTGTTTCGTCAAGGCCAACTATTTCAAGGCTTTCAGATCCGGTAATTGTTCTTTTCTGACATCTTTTCAAAACCTCTGAATTATTAAACCCATTTGTCATAAGGTCAATGGATGATTCAGATTGAAGCAAAAAACCACCTTCTGATCCTATTCCCTGGATCTGACCTGTTCCGGCTGCTCTTGACTCAGGAGAAAAGATCGGTTTCATGGACCTGTCAATGAAATCCTGACTAACCGGCTGTCCCTGGCTTTTTTCGATCATAGTCAAAGCTCTTTTTGTATTTTTTTCAAGCCTGGACAATGAATCTTTTGAATTTGCTGAATTTCTCAGGTTTGGATCTGTCACCATGGCAACATCAACCATCTGTTGACCAAAGGCTGCGGCCTGAGTGCCTCTGTATACCGGCTGGTCATCAACGATGATTGTACCAAAATCAAGGTCATTGTTCGGGTTGTCCAGCGCATCGATTTCCATGGCTCTTTTTTCGGCATCGATATCAGTGGTAAGAGTGTCGATTTCAGCCAAAAGGGATTCTCTTTCGGTTCTTTTTTCATCTGTCAAATCTTCCGGCTTTAATGCTCTGATAATTTTCAGCTTTGCCAGAGCTTCCCGGAACAATTTTTGAAGTCTTTCAAGTTCATTCATCTTTTTAACCCTCCCTGGGTTCGTTCTGCGATTAGAATGTCAATTTCCAAATTCTTTTTTTCATCCATTGCGCCGGTTGCGGCGGCTTCTGCGGCGGTTGCGCCGTCTTTTTTTATACCGTCAAGTGACCGAAGGGCCACTGTGGTATCATTGTATGCAGCGAAAGCAACATATGAATAATCGAATATTTCACCGATTTTGGTTATGGTTCTTTTCGGCGTATCAGTATCAAGCCCCTCCCATTCATCATCAAGCACAGTAAAGCCAAATGACATTTCACCAACATCGCCACGTTCTATTGATTCCATAAGGGCTGTTACAAATTGATTTTGCTTTGGCGGATCCGCCTCGATGTGAACACCGTTTTTATCTTCGATTTCTCTTAATGTTCCTGATTTTTTCCTGGCTATTGGCAATAAAACATCACTGTTATGGCCATACAAGAGTCTTGGATCTGACCTTTTTATTGCATCTTTGGCCGCACCCTTTGCGATGTATTCAAAAAAACCCATATCCTCGGATCTTTTATTGTAAACAATTGGAGTACCAGCAAGGACCCTTTTACCATCCTCCGTGTCTCTTACTTCGATTTTAAAAACCCTTCTTTCTATGTCTGATTTTTTTGACATTTTTACCTCACATTAATAAAGATGATTGAAAGGGTTTGTTTATTCTTGCGCCCTTTGAAATATTGTCCAAAGCCCATAAGGGCCGAACTTGCACATCCTGGCATTGACAAATAAGGATAGGCTTTTTATCTCTCCGCATTTTTTACATTTTCTTTTTTGTTCTAAAATCATTTTCATCCTATCGACATATAACAATCGCACCCTTGATGGATGGGTGTGTGAAATTTGTCACCTCGTATTTTCATCGGTGGATCAGTTGAATTTTTCCCTGGTAATTCTTCCCCATCACTCACAAGAGGACCACCGCCGGCACGAACTTTTTTCCCTGCTAATGATCGGCAATATGGGCAAGTTTTAGGCCCCCGGTTTCTAAGAACTGTTGAAAAGCCAACACTGAATGCAACGGCTTGATAAATTGCACTTGATGCCCTGACCGTTTCATTTACTGCAATTTTATCCGCTCTGGTTTTCGCCCATTCGTCCACCCTTTCTTCCAGGGCGGTTAAATCCTGTTCGAGTAAGGCCGTTAATTGACCCAATGAGCTTTCAGTGTGTCTTTCTGCGTATCTGGTCGTGTAATCATCAATAAACCGTTCAAGGTCTTTGGAAATTTCAACATCCGTTCCCATTTCATCTGCTGCAGCTGCTTGAATCGCTTCTGAAAAACTCCGGATCACCGGCCCGATTTTTGATTTAATCTCTTTGGGCATTTTCCGGTAAAAATCATCAAGCCATTTCTGCATATTCCCATCGGTTCTGAGTTTTCGCTGTTTATTGATCTGGCCTTTGACCGCAAGCCCTTCTTTATTTACGATGTCTTGTGCTGCTCTGTGGAAGAGGGGATAATATTGTTTTGATATCCGGTCCCGGGTAATGATTGAATTTTTCGATCGATATTCCCTGGAAGCCTTATCCTCTTTTTTCGGCTGGTTGTTATCTTTGACAATTTCCCCGGCCATGTTTAGAGGGACCATATTTAATTGAACAAAATGCTGATCACCGCCATCAATCGGGTTCATATTTTCTTTGGCAAGAATCTTATTAGGACTAAGCGCCCCAACCTGAAACATTTTATTATAAAATTCCCCCCGGGCCTGAGAATCACCCCTCAAAAGACCGTCAACAAGAAATTCGGCAAAATAACCTTGCATCCGTTCTTCCCGGGTCAATAATTGGAGGGAAATATTTTGCTCCCATCTTACAATCCAGTGCATGAGGCATGAATCAACATACCCGCTGTTTTCCTGTTCAAGATTATTATGATTTGAATTTTGATCATGGATGGCAATTTTATGCGGCGGCACATGGAACATTCCGCATAGTTCCAGTTTCTGAAATTTTCTGGTTTCCAGGAATTGAGCATCGTTTAAAGGGATTGTGAGCGGTTTATATTTTGCCCCGCCTTCCGCAACCATAATCTGGTGAGAATTCCCAAGACCTGCAATACCGGTTTTCAGCGTTTTTAAAAATTCTGTTTTATTGTCCCCAAGATATCCATCCATTTCATAGATGCCGGCAGGGTGAGTGCCTTTTCCGAAATACATTGACCCAAATTGCTCCGTGGCCATACCAAGGCCAATGGCTTCACGTGCAAGACCGATCAATGACATGCCCGCCAGGCCGTTAAACCCAAAACCGGGAATATGAAAAATATCTTTTTTGGCCGCCCGGTGTTTTCCTTTTCCGTCCGACCATTCGTAATAGATCCCCCGGCGATCTGATTTTATTTGCACGGTTCCAGGTGTTGGGATCTGCTCAAGGGATACTATTTGACGGCCTATGCCGGTTTTTTTAATTTTAGAATAGGTGTTGCCCCACAATAAAAGATGATTTTGAGCGGCTTCCCGATAATTAAAACTGGTGGTACTTGGATTGGGCGCATTGTGGAGGATGTCAGATAAAGGATGGTTTAAAACTCGCTCTTTGCTTCCGTCTTTCGCTCGTTTGTAAAGGATCAGCGGCAACCGGGCAATATCACCGGAAATAAGAGAGACACATGCGAAAACAGTCAGATATTTAAGGGCTGATTCTTCATTGACCTGGACCCCGGCTATTGAAGGTTTCCCGGCCACACCATACCAG